GTCCACTTATGATGAAATCGGTGAAGTACTTTCGAAATATTATGAAATTAAAGAAGGAAACGAATTTGGCGCTGCAAGAGCTAAAGCGATTGCTAAAGGAGAAAATGAATTTGAAGTAGATGGTAAAAAATATCCTGTAAAGTCTGTTGACAAAGATGATAAAGAAAATGCAAAAGAATTTACAAATGAATCTAAATCAATGAAATTGAAAGACCTAATAAAATGATTAAATTAAAAAACATATTAAATGAGTCTAAATCAATAGACGAAAAAGTTTCTGATTCAGAAATCAAAAACTCCATCAAGAAAAAAGAAAGAGGTGGACCATACACTATTATTGTTAGACATGGAAACATGAGTAAGAAAGTGGTTGACCACTCACCAAAATCTTATGACAAAGTTGAAGATGCGATTAAGATGTATCACAAGTACAATAAAAAGCATAAGGGTAGAGGAGTTTCTATTGAAGACGGATATGGTAGAACTGTATTTATGGAATCAGTAAATGAGGGACACTATGTTAACGAAGGATACTCTACTGAAGAAAAAAGAATCGTAATGATGGCAGTTAGAAAGATTGCTAAATATATGAACAGAGACCTTGCAACTGCATTGCGTTATGTAATCGGTACGGCAAAAGAACTTGAAAGTAGTGGTAAAGTAAAGTAATGGACAAAGCAGAAATCTTACAAGACATATCAGTAGACCTTTCTATCATGTATAAGAAAGCACTTAAGAATATCAACAAGTTAGACCCT